ATCTGGATTTTGAACATCATTTTCAATTCTTGAATATAAAAGAACGTTAATTGCACCAAGTTCTCGATAGATATCATATCCGTGACCTCCTTGAGGTGGAATAATGACATTAAAGGTAGGTCTCGTGGTTCCTGTTGGAAATTCACCAGAAATTAAATCAACATTTCCATAAGTATATCCAGATCCTTGATTAGATACTGTAATTGACTGGACTTTTTGATCATTATCAACTACAATTGTACACTCTGCTCCACTTCCATCACCTTTGATGGGAACTCTTGTATAAGTTCTATTTGCTGTTCCTAAACCAACTCCTCTATCTGTAATTGTTACAATTTTGAGAGACCCATCTATTGCATTATTTCTGACTGCCGCACTTTCAGAACTTGTTTCCCAATCTGAAGGAACAGGTATAAAGTCTGTGGATTCAAATTTTACAATCTCACTAGGTTTGATGGTATAAAGATATTTCCATATATATTCATCTCCAGAAGAACCAGCAGATCTTGGTTCCAAATCTGTAAATGTTGGTTCATCAAGAGAGGGTTTCCCAGTAGGATTATCTGGATTAATTCCGTTGTGTAGACAGATATAAACACGATAATCACTATTGATTACATAATAATTTGCCGAATATAAATTAGTTGCTCCAGATATTGGAGCCGTATTTGAACTGCTATAATCATGACTATACATATCATAAACAGTTCCAGAAGACCAGAATCTTCTTTTAATCACCAATCGAGCATCACTTGCATTAATTTTCTTCAATGCAATCATCGTATCCCAATAATTATTCTCCTCATTAAAATTGTCCTTTGGTGAAGGTGGACTTGTATCCCAATCCGATTGAAAGTCTGTTGGATTTGGAAGACCAATAAAAGTATAGTAAGAGTTTGTTCCAGTGCTTATTCCAGAAACAAAATTCTTTGCATTCAAAATTCGAATTTGATCAGTTATAATTGCTGCCATTTTATGATAGTTTTTATCTATTTATGAAATATAGTTCAAATATTTTAATGGAATTTTTCTAGATGCAATTGATCCTGTTGAAATTCCAGTAAATCCATTGTTAGTATATGCATCATATAAATTTTCTTTGGATCTAGATGAAAGGTTAATTTTACCCCAACTAAATTCACCATAAAAATTACTATAACCAATTCCAGATAGTCCATTATAACTAGAGACACTTACTGTTACTTTTGCAACATAAGTAATACCAAATCCAACTGTAGAAGTTTGTGCTATTGAAACTGCTGCTACCTGATACGCATTATCCAAGAAAGTTGACCCAATTCCAACAGTTGATCCTAAAGAATTGAGTGAAGTTACTCCAGAACCAACATTAGAATTGTATATAACAAAATAATATCCTGTCTGTATTCCACTAATTGTGGTAACTCCAGTTATTGATGAATTTCTTAAAAATGAATTTGGTGAAATTAATAAATCAAATACTAATCCAGTTGAAGCAACCCCTACAGAAGTTGTTGAAATTCCAGATATAATTCCAAAATCTCCTTCATAAGAAATTACAGCATCATCTTCATAAACAAAAGTCGGAGATTCAATTAATACCTGTGGAACAGCAGTAGATATATACCCACTTCCCTCAAATGTAACTGCAATTCCTGTTACAACTCCACCAGATATAGTTGCAGTTGCAAGAGCAGTATTTTGTGCTGCTGTTGTTCCAAATCCAATTGGTTGAGATATTGATATTGTTGGTGTAGTTGTATATCCGACTCCACCATCACTAATTACAATTGAGGTGACTGTTCCTCCAGAAGAGACTATACAAGTTGCAGTTGCTCCCACTCTACCATCTTGAGAAATTAATGTAATATTTTTTTGGAATGATAATGGGTTAGGACTTTGACTATTGCTTTCATTAATTGGATTAAAGAATGGACGAATATTATCCACATAAATGACCGTAGAACCAATTCCAACAGATTTAATCAAATATGCCGTTGGATAAATCAAAGGTTCATATAGAATTCTATTCTTTCCAATTATTTGTTCATTAATAATTTTATCTTCGGTTTGTCGGCACCAAACAACAGGTCTTAATAAATTTGAATCACTTGTATTACCAGGTCCAAAATATGGAAGTGTATCAACAGTATTTGTTGATGTAATACTAGTAACAGTTCTTTCGTCTTCTTGGAAAGATGTAGGTTGTCCAATAGAAGAATCATAACCAATAGTTAAATTATCACCTTCTTTTACTGTTTCTAAAATATTTCTTGCTATTACATCAATATCACCACTTCCCTTATAGAAGAGTATTTTTGAAGTGTCTCCTGATTTTGGTGCTTCTGTAAATGTAATAATACTTCCACCATTAAAGATATAACCACTACCAGGAATCTGCAAAATATCATTAATAAAAATCAATAAAACATCCTGAATATTTATTAGTGATCCTGGTGAAGAAAGAATTGATTTTAAACTTCCAAACTCTGTAATTGGAAATTCTGTTCTTGATCCATCAAATAAATCGTCATAATTGTCAAGAACTTCTAATTCACCAATTGACCACGAAGAAAATTCGTCGGCATATGTTTTTTGAATTGAAAGTTGAAATTCTCTAAAAGATGCAGATCCAGTAGTCGGAATTCCTATTGTTCCACCAATTGCAACAGTTAAAATTTGTTCTTGGCCATATCCATATCCAAGATTTATGATTTCAAAATCAATTACACTTGAACCTTGTCCTACTACAATGCTTGCAGTCGCATTACCACCATTTCCAGAAACTGAAGAAGCACTATAAATTAATGGTATGTCTGAATATGAGAGTGGTGCATCAATAATCACTTCTGGTGGGTTGGTGGAAGTATATCCCGTTCCTGAATTTGTAATTGCAATACTTACAATATTTCCGTTACTTATCGCAGCTGTTCCAATATATTGAATGCTCGGTGTTCCTGTGGATAAAGTTGCTACACCAACTCTTACATTGGTTTGTATTCCAGATCTATATCCAGAACCACTATTTCCAATACTAATTGCTGAAATAGTTCCTGCAATAGAAACTGTAACGGTTGCACCGGCAGAAACAAGTGGTTGGTATCCAAACCCTTCCGTGGATCCAACAGATACAATAATTCCACCTCTTGGAATACTTGCATTATTAATATCAAAAGAAACTGAGGTTGCTGTTCCAGTAAAACTAATACTTGTAATTCCTGCATTTTCTGATAAAGTATAATCTGCATTTAATCCTGGACCTTGAAAAATATCATTAATTAAAATAACTGCATTTTCATTACTAATTCCAGTCACACTGGATCCACTAGAAGTAAGAGTAAAATCCTTTTCACTACCATTGAAATTGTTGGAAATATCATCAAAAATATAATTTTTAGAATATGTTTCATTACTTGAGTTAGGAGTTCCTGATCTTAAAAATACTCTTCCCTGAAAGGTGGAAGATGCTGATATTCCAGTCCAATCTATTTCATCCGGTTCATTTGTAGGTGAACTTAATGGAATATTTCCATATGGAGCTTCGGAGAAGTTTAGAGTATTATTTACAATATTGTAATTACCAACAACTTTGGTAATCAGAGAACCTGTAGAATGTCCTACAACAGTAGTTCCCAACCAAGGTCTCTTAAGAAGAATTGCATTTGTGGATCCAATTCCCACACCGTCAATTCTCATAATTTCATCATCAATTTTGATTAAGTCACCACCAAAAAATGATGTAATTCCTGTAAAATATACAATACTATCAGATATTAACATATTTTTGGACAGTGAAGATGTAATCGCAGTGGATACAACAGGAGATTGAATTAAATTATCAATAGCAACAATAACTTTTGCATTTTGATTGGTTGCATTAAAGGTATGAGAAGATCCAATACCGACAGAAGTAAAATTAAGAACTTCTGGAATTGCTTTTAATGCGTTTTGAGCACTAGAAGATAGTTTTATCAAATTACTACTTACCTTTACAACATAAACTGTTGCTGGTAACTTATCAGTGATTCCAATCCCAGCAAAACTTGTTGAGGCAATTCCAATTGCCTGATGAGGTGATCCTGAAATTGGATATGAATATATAACTTCTTCCCCAGTCACCAGAAAATGGTTTGGAATTGTTATTGTATTGTTCAGTACATTTACAATCTGAGAATCACTTGCATCAAAATTTCTTCGGAATATGTTATCAGTTTTATGTTGGAGATTAAAATCTTTCTTTATGCTTCGTTCAGTTCCTTCATATGTACTGCTATCTGTGACTATAGAAGAATTTATTAAATCAATTTCTGTAATATCACTTGCTTCATCTGCAATTTGCAGTGAATTCATAAATGATTTTATCTGAACTTCAATATTTGGATTTGGAGTGAAGGTAATTTTTGTGTATGTATCTGTTTTAGATACACCGACTGTTCCAAGTCCAGATGCAGTTTCTATATTTGCAAATTCAGTAATGAAAGTATCTATAGAATTGTGAAGAACTATAACCTCAGATAACTGATGATGATTGTTTATAGGATCTGATACTTGAACCAAGAAATGAGCACAATCATAATCAAAATTATCACTATTAATATTAATATATTGCCCAATAGGAGTTGCAATTGGAGATGTTGATGATGCAATTGAAGTTGTTCTTGCTTCCAACAACGAATACTTCATATCAAAAGTTCCTACACCAGTATACGATGTATTTGCAATAGAGATGTGTAGAGTGTTGCAAGTAACTGCTAGTCCAGTATTTGGAATAAAGTCTACAATTAGATTTGAACCAGAAAAATATGGATTATAAGTGCCTAGTCCAGAACTTGAATATGGGAGAACAGAATTATTTGTTAGTTGCCCATATTCTAAAAATTGAATGTTTGATCCATCATGAACAATATTTAATTCATCAAATTCATATTGCCCATTACTTGCACTAACTTCAACTAAAACCTTTGCCGAAGTATATGTATTTGCAATACTTACAATTGTACAAGTAGATCCTGCCGAAACCGATGATACACTGGTTCCTACAACATTTACAACTCCACCATAATTAGCACTACTAACACCAGACAGAATACCCTTTACATTATAAGAAATAATTGATAGATTATAATCATTTGTAATATATTTTATTGGATAAAATTCCAATACTCCATCAGTACCTTGAATACTAAAATCAAATGAACCCAAATTATTAGTACTATAAACCTTTGCATATTGATTTAAAAATCCTGTGGAGTCATTGTGTAGAAGTGTAACAAACTCACACTGCCTTTCATCAGTATATGTTTTATCTTTTATATAAATAAAATATTTTTGTACTCTTGCATTCGATAATTTAAATGTGTGAATGTTACTATAACGAGTTGATCTTGGATTACTGTTAAATTGTGAACTAATATCATCAATAGAAAGTACTCTATTTCCTACAGATTCTTCATAATCCATAAGAATTTGACTTGTAAATATAATTTCATCAGAAAATGATGAATTTCCAATTTTTAAAGAATTTTCTTTTACTAAATCAAAATTATAAACACAATTTAAATCTACACTACCAATAATATCAGTAAGAATTTCAAAGGAAGTTAAATTTGTAGATAGCCCTACTATCAGTGAATTGCTAGCAATTTCTGCAAAAGTAGATGGAGTTTCTAATTGATAATCAGCAAATTTTCTAAATCCTGCAGTATGATTTAGTGTGCTCACTACATCATTCCAAGTATCATAATCTATTTTTGATTTTATTGAATATGAAAAATTTTGATAATAAAAACTATCTTGTATTTTTTGCAAATTATCATTCAGAAATCCTGCATTAATCTGCCAACCCTTTTCAACTTTAGAAGTTGCACCGGTTTCAAAGAAAGAATCCGTTCTTTCAACAGAAGTTATATTTCCTTGAGTTTTAGAAGTAAATCCTTTAATAATAGATCCTGAATAAAAATTATCATTTGAACTTACAGTAAGTAAATTATTTTTTGGATCCCAATTTTCAACTACTCCTGTAGAAGAATCTGATGTTGCTGTTTCACCGGTTAAAAAATTATTTTTAAACAAAATTGGATTGAAAGTTGGGAAATATTTTTGTGGAATAATTCTTCCAGATGAATTGGTTGAATCATAATTTCCAGGAATTTCTGATGCACCTAAAAATTCGGCAAGACTATAACTTACAGATCCTATTCCACCTAAATTTGGAGTTACGGAAGTAATTGTGAATAAATTGTAATTATATCCTTTAGAATTATACCCCTTTCCAGTAGATCCGACTCCCACACTTACATTTTCAATTAAAACTTTGTCATTGACTTGAAATGGGAATGAATTTGCTGTACTAAATCCAACAGACAATCTAACAGTTACACTTTTAGTTGAATTATTAAAACTAATAGAATTAATACCGACACCATTTGTATTTTCTGTAGGAAGAATTGTCGGTAAAGAATTATTAATTCCAAAAGCATTTCTTAAAATTGTGACTTGAGTATCACCTAATGAATATCTCAAATCAACTTCTGGAACAATATTTTGAGTTTTACCATCAATAACAATTAATTTTGGTGCAGAACTATATCCCCTTCCAGCCGAAGAAATTCCAATTGAAGCAAATGATGCCAAAGGATCTACTTTTATGATCTGTGGAAGATATACTGTAGGTCTAACAGTATTGTCTGAAGAAAAATCA